ATGAATCTAAATGTCAAGTTAGGCAAATGCCAAGAAGAAGTCGCTGAATTCATCGGGTTCGGCTATTCGATTAAAGAAACGGCTGATCTGCTTCAGAAGCCGGAGAATACGATCAAGAGCACTCTGAAAGCAGTGTACGAAAAGGTAGGTATTCAAAAAGCAACCGAACTTTCTAAGTTCGTATTCTGTCGGCGGTTCAACATCCCATTGGCGATGTGTGAACCGGCAAGGCAGATTGTTGCTGTATTATTTCTTGGCCTGTATATTTTTTCGATGTCTGCTGACTGCAATGATGACGTTTACTCACGTAGAGCAAGGAGAGCTAGAACTGAAAGAGCAACAAGACGAATAATAGAATGATATGGTTAAAAAGGCTAATTGGACTCCATCTGAGGATGAAAAGCTCCGGGATGAGCTTGAGAAAAAAACACCTCTCAAAGACATAGCGGCTATGCTATCTAAAACAGAAGATGCCGTATATCTATATTGTTATCGGCATAACATACCTCTTCGCCCGCGTCTTAAAAATCCAATGATGCGGAATCTCCTTGAGATTAAATTCGGTAGACCTGAATTGTTCAAACCGGATCGGGGGTTCTTTATACGTGTTGGTATCAATCAAAAGAGGTGGGCAGAATTAGCTTGGGGGTATGTACAGCCATCGCAGGATGAAATGATGCGAGTCGCTAAAGAACTTAATTACACGGTAGAAGAAACATTCAAGCTGATGGATTCCCGACAGCTTGACTTATTCGAAATATTATGAATCAGATTCCACAAGAAATAATAGATAAAATACTCGATGAAGTTAGTATCGTCTCTGAAATCTCAGAAGATATTACACTTCAAAAAAAAGGTGTGAATTATCTCGGTCTATGCCCATTTCATAGCGAGAAAACGCCATCATTTACGGTTTCACCGGCAAAAGGAATCTGTAAATGCTTTAGTTGCGGCAAGGGTGGCAACGTGATCTGGTATCGAATGCAGCATGATAACCTGTCCTATCCTGAAGCAATCCGGGAGCTTGGACGTAAACACAATATCGAGGTACCCGCAATTGAACTCTCTCCGGAGCAACAGCAGCGACAGGATGAGCGAGCTTCTGCCATGATCGCAATAACTGAAGCATACAACCTGTTCAGAGATAATTTAAATTCGTCACCGGAGGGGAAAGCCTATTTATCTTCCCGTAAAATTTCTCAAGAGATCATAGACCTATATGGTGTCGGCTTCGCTTTTGATTTCGACGGATTAAGCCGCGCCATGACCTCAAAGGGATTTAATAAAGAACACCTTATCGCTGCTGGTGTCTCATATTGGCATGAAGAGAAAAACCGGCTGAAAGACGTGTTTTGGCAGCGTGTTCTTTTCCCATATTTCAATAAGACCGGCCAAGTCGTAGGTTTTACTGGTCGAGCGATTAATGATCAGGCTGCTAAGTATAAAAATACAGCCGAGACAATCCTTTTCACAAAAGGAAAAAATATTTTCGGGCTATATCAGGCCCGAACAGCGATTCAAAAAGCGGATAAGGTATATATTGTCGAGGGACAATTTGATGTATTATCAATGGCACAGGTTGGAATCCGTAATGTGATTGGTGGCTCTGGTACGGCTTTCACTTCGGACCAACGTAAGCTGTTACATGGTATAACAAACAATGTTGTTTTCATATACGATGGCGATGCTGCCGGGATTGCTGCTGCTGAAAAGAATCTTCAGGCGTTTGTGTCTGATGAATTTAGAGTTCGTTGCATCGCCCTACCTCAAGGCAAAGACCCTGACGATATGGCGAAAATCAAAGGGGATGATCTCGCTCAGTGGCTCAATAAGGCTGAAATGAACTATGTTGATTTCATGTCTAAGATATTGTTTTCAAAAGATGATGATGAGTTTCAGCGACTTGACAAAACCAAGCAGATACTTTCGATTATACTCAAAGAAAAAGAGACGATCATTCGCGACTCTTTCTTAGGTTCTTTAGCGATAAATTCCGGATATGACTTAGATAAGCTTCATGATCTTACAGATCAAACACATTTGCCCGAAGAACCGGCACGATTTGAACCGGGATTCATAGGAGCTGAATTCGCTCAAGAATTTATTGACCCGGAAGATAAAGAGATTCATTTAGTGAATGACTTTTCCCGCTTCCAGACATTAATCGGAGAAAAAGAACCTTATCTGTTTTACTCCGGTGTTCCCAGTATCAGCGACATTCAGGAATTGTCGCAGTTGGCCGAAAGGGTAGTAGTTCATTCTCCGGATATGGACTGTAATTATCGCAAGGAAAATTCGGATTGCCTGATGATGAAAGAACTCTATAAATTCGGTCTCACTGTTGATGTCTCCGCAAACGAGCGAATAAAAGGGTTCATCTATTACTATGTCGAATACTATGGAGAACTGATTTGCGAAGAATCTCCGACTCCGGAAGTGCAGAATGAATATATAACTCGTTGTGCAGAAATGATTTCTTATGCTAAGCAGGCGATTCAGACCGTTAACCTCCCAGCATGGGCGGAACTTCTTGGACTGAAACTCAGTTCAATGAAAGAGCTTGTTAAACCGTTCGCTAACGAACGAAAAAGCAAACAGAAGATGGATCGCGAGCGCACTGACGTATATAACGACTTAATGAGCGTTGATACAGACCGTCTGCCGGATTATGTCGAAGAGTCTGAGGAATATTCCCGGATGTTGCGACGATATGGTTTTTATCCACTCCTGAATAAAGAGGGGATGCCGGTATCTTATATGTTCAAGGTTGATCACAATAGCTATCGCCGTGTCGCTGATTTTTATATTGATCCCCTTTTTCATGTATACAGCAAGAATAAAGAAGAGAACCGCCGTGTGATCCGGATCAACCGATTATACATCAACAAACCAACATACGTTGAGTGGCCATCTTCCGTGTTTGTCAAGCTGACTACTTTGCAGGAGATGCTTATTAATGAGGGAGCGTACAACTTCGAGGGCGGAGATGCCAAGGACTATGCAAAAATATGGAATTGCATCTCATATAAATTCCCGAAATGTACCGAAATAAAAGTTTATGGCCAACAGGATGAAAATTGCTTTGTCTTTGCAAATGGCATCTTTCATCAGGTTGACGGTGAATGGAAGTTTGAGTACACCGATGAACTCGGTCTGATGAGACATGAGGATGAAATATTTTATTCACCTGCATTCAGCAAGGTTAATGCAGGAGTCCGTAAGGATAACGACAAATACGAGCAGGATCGGTGGCTTGTATATACGGATACCCCAGAGAGTAAGCGTATCACTTTCGAAAAGTGGGCTGCATTGATGGATGAAGTTTATAAAATCAATGATAACGGCAAATGGGCTACTTTATACGCTATCATGTGTGCGTTCCGTAGCGATATCCACCCTATCAACCGACATTTCACCGCGATATTTTTGATTGGACCAACCATGTCCGGTAAAACGCAGTTAGCAGTTAGTATGCGCAGCCTTTTCATTAAGCCTGAAGCACCTGCATTTAACCTCACTTCAGGTACAGATGCCGCATTCTTTTCCATCTTAGAGCGTTTCCGTGACGTTCCTCAGATTTTTGAAGAATACAACGATGATATGATTTCAGATGTAAAATTTCAAGGTCTGAAACAAACCTGCTATGATGGTGAGGGTAAACAGAAGCGTAAGGCAGCGACCAGTAATGATATCGAGATTTCAAAAGTGAATGCTCCGGCCATCATTCTCGGTCAAGAAGCTCCTCAAGCAGATGATAACGCCTTATCGAACCGTGTAGTATTATGTGAGGTTCCTAAAAACGATTCAATCAACGAAGATCATGCTCAGCGCATCTTTCAAGAACTGAAAGATGCAGAAAGAGCCGGCTTATCGCATCTGTTACTTGAGATTTTGCGCCTACGTCCGATTATGCGTAGTAAATTCGCTGAATTACAGAAGCAATGCAGCAAAGAGTTGCAGAACAAAGTCGAAGCTGCCGGAAGTCGTAGCGGTGACCAGACGCGTGTGATCAACACCGTATCGATGTTCCTTGCAACCTGCAAACTGCTGACTTTATACGCTCCGGAGCTAAAGCTTCCGTTCACCTACGAAGAGTTTGCAAAATTGGCAGTAGACAAGATTCGCAAACAGGTGGATATGCTTGTTAAGACCGATAAACTCGCTATGTTCTTCAATACGATTGATTACCTGATTGACAAAGGTGCAATCAAATGTGGACGTGACTTCAAGATCGAGCGCCCAGGACGACTCAAGCTCAAGGGTGGTATTGAAAAAATCATGCAGCCGGCTGATACCGCAGTTCTTTATATGAATTTGTCAAACGTGCATAAAATGTACGTCGCGGCTATGTCTAATGGCGATAAACCTTTGTCCCTGACAACGCTTGAGGTCAATTTGAATTCGCACCCAGCATACATTGGTCAAGTATCAAACACCCGCTTTAAGTGGATGGAAGTGAAAGAAATACCGGTAGGCGGTACCACTGTAAATCCGTCAACTGGAGAGAAAACCAACAATATGACTATGACACGCGTCATGGATCAAAAAGAGAAGCAGACTTCAGCGGTAGTGCTCAACTACGATATCCTATCAAAAATGATGGGTATTGACTTTGAACGCAGTGAACGACCTGAACAGCCAACTGACCCCACACAACAGGATTTACCATTTTAAAATATAGGAGAAACAAATTATGATTAAGACTTTTGAAGCACATAGTGCAGTTTTTGAGAATTTCAAATCAATCATTCAGGAAGAGCAGCTTCCTGTAAGTGTCACTGAAAGCGAGACGCATACCGACTTCAATGGAGACAAACAAGTCTCATTTTGTGCCGAGTTTGAACCTTTACACGAAAAAAGGGTGTCTGAAGCTTTGAATAAAGCTGTAAGAATCGCTATTGATTTAATATGTGAGGACTAAGTATATACAATGTAATATAAATCATATATGAATATAAAGTACAAGGATATACATACTATATCATACGCTCTGTGTTATGCTGATGCAATGTTAGACGTTAAGATAGAAGAACTTGAACAAAAGGGATTCAACAATGTAACAGTCGGCTATAAATCAAAAAAAGAAGAGCTGAAAAGGGCGATGGAATCGCTTCAAAAGATAAGGAAAGAACTGCATCTAAAAGATGATTATGCCTATAATGAAGCGTTCGGAAAGTAGTGTTTTAATGAATAACAAAATATAGATATGAATAAGAAAGAAGTAATTAAAATGGCAGAGAAATATTCAGGTAGGACTATTTCACAAGTAGATTACATGGCAGGTTTTCAAGCCGCTTGCAACATTGTAAGAGAAAAACTTAATACTTGCTATAACGAAGATTTTTGCGATGCGATGGAAGAACTTGCGCAGGTTGCATATATGGATTTATCTGACGATGATTAACTCTTAACAAATTAGATATGAGTAAAATAACAGTTAATAACTCGGAATCTTATTGGGAACAAAACGCTAACTATCCTAATGACTATGACTTAATAAAGATAGAGTATATAATGGGCAAAAGCATGATGTTTGATAAATGGGAGACAAGAATCTATGGATGGGTACATGAAGTGATAATTGGTGAAAATAAAGGTAAAATTGAAGCTGGTTATCCTACTCCGTACGATGAGGAAATAGGTTCAGATGCTATATCTTTAGGCTACTTTGATAATATTCAGGATGCAATGAAAGCTGTATTAGAAAGTAATCATCCTGATTATAGTGGATATTATATTTAACGTATTACAAAAATAGAAATGAATAAACAACGTCGTAAAAAAGTAGAAGGTGTATTCGATCAACTTCAAGCTATGATTATGGAACTGGAAGAAATTCGGGATGAAGAACAAAATGCTTTTGATAATCTTCCTGAAGGAATACAAGAATCAGAAAGAGGTGAGCAGATGGAGGAATATATATCACAAATGGAGAGTGCCATTGATGATATGGAGAATGCTAAGAGTAGTCTTGAAGAAGTTTTTAATTCATAATGAAATAAATATGAGAAAAAAGAAGCCAACAGACGACCGTATGCAGTTTTTAATGCGGTACAGAATCGACCATAAGGGGGGTGTCTCTTTTTTTGATCCCTGCTGCGATGAGATACCAACTGAATTGTTCGGAGAGATAATGAAAGCATTCTCCCATATTCAAAAAAAGTGGAATAGCGCAATTGCTGGTGATGAGTTATCTGTTTTTTTTGAGACTATGAACAGAATTATCATATCTGGTGAGGTTGCAATTGAAAAATATTATTCTGTTGAGTTAAAGAGTAGTATAAAAACTTTACTTCGTGATAGCCATGATATAAAACCTATCTTCTTTACACCTGCAAAGAATGTTTTATTTCTCCGTCTATGTCCTCTTTATTACCGATTGTTTAAGATAGGATGTGTACAAAACATTTCGATAAGTAAGATAGAATTCTTACTACGTAAGCATCCATCTTTTATTGGTTATGTAGTGGCTAAACGCTTTATGTATAATGAGTCTCAAGGAGATAAAACAGTATGTTCGAGCTGTATGGCACTCGATTATGATTTGTTTTCAGCAGCATTCAATGTAAAATAAATCAAAAATGAATAAAGGAGAACAATTAGGTATATTGCTTGATGAAGCAGATATACTTCATAGACAGATGAATCAGATTTTTTTGAAACAAGGTTTGACCACACCCGATTTGTCCTTACTGTCAACAAGTGACAGAGCGGAGTGGAATAGACTTTATGAGCAGTCTAAAGAAATCTCAGACAAAATCTGTAAACTAATTAACGGAAAACTCACTCAATGATGTATTAAACAATAATATTATTCTTTGAATTATGCGTATAGGTCAAAAAGTTCGTCTTTTAAAAGACAATTCAATCGTAGCTATCACGGATAGCACATTCTTTAAATTGGATGGGCAAAAGCACATCCGGTACCAAGTTAAAACGCGAAGTAATAACCGGTGTTGGTATCCTGCTGAGGAACTGGCACCGGTGACAGAACAGGTAAAGATTACAATGAGTTCTGAAGATGGCAAAGAGTTACTTGCAAAGCTTGAGTTCAATCATGATAAGCAAGAACTGAATATCAAGCTGACGGGTAATCCTGTCAATCTCAAGGATCATAGCGGGCTGCACGTTCGTTTCATGTCAATCCTGATCAATGGGATTACTGATGGTAATAAGATTGTGAGCAAAAAAGTTCAATCTAAACCACAGTAACCATGAATAAATATCAATTATATACTACGGCCACTTGGGAAGCTGCTAAACCCGCAGGTGTATCCTATTCCCGTTTCTTCTATACGAAGAATTCCGGAGAGGTACGCAAGGTCTATGGCACTGTCACTGTGATGAAACACATCGTGACAAATGGAGTTCGTAAACTGGTACGTTGTGCCAGAAAAGCAAAGTGGGACGGCTACGGTCATTGCTCGATCGGTACTCATAACTATCGTAAGCGCCGTTACGATATCCCATTAAAAGATGTATCATTAAATCAACCAGTAGACAATCAATAACCATGTTAATTATGACATTCTTAAAAGTATTCCTGATTGTGATGATCAGTGGGTTCCTGTTCGGTTACAGTTTCCGTACAGGGAAGCGTACCTGGAACAGGATGCGTGCATACAAAGGTCCGATACAAAGACAGCCGGATGGAGAGTATTATTATACGGTCGTCGGGCCATTGGTCGCCATGCGCGCCCGGAAGTATCCTGATAACAGGACATTCTTCGACGACCGCAACTTTGATACCGGGAATTACTTTCCGGATCGAGCGACAGCAGAAGAGCGAATCCGGAAGATTCAGTTGTTCTGCCTTGAAGAATCGACATCGATCACGAAATGACAAGCAAGTCATTCTTTCTGAAACACCACTGGTTGTCCGGTGGTGTTTCTTTGTTTTATAGATCAATCCCCCGAATACCCCCTGCATAAAGAATCCGAGTATAGAAGAGAGTTTTGAAAAAAGTGAGCCAAAACACCGACCAACAGACCAACAGACCAACAGACGCGAATATTTTTCAATACTTATATTACTTAAAATACTAATATATAGAGTAATATAATATATATATGCTTGTTGGTTGTTGTTGGTTGATGTTATCATCATGTTGGTTTTTGTTGGTTTTACATTTTCCTACTTTTTATTCATTATCAAGCCGTTAATTCCTAAAACCAACAAAACAGCCGTTTGTTGGTCCTGTTGGTCGCTGGATTATAGCCTTATTGTTTGCTTATGTCATTGATAATGTGTAACTTCACTACTTCTGTTGGTCTGTTGGTCGGTTGGACGCCCAAAAGACACACTTGATACGTAGATTTTTCAAAAGATGAAGAAAAAGGATAGATTTGTATGTTGGATATGGGTTGCTCCTTTCGTGAAGCAATACCTGCTTACTAATTTTAGAGTGTATGACCCGGAATGGCCGGAACTGGTGAACATCTCTCAAGATAAATCTCTGGATGTGCTATTTCGTTCCCGGTTAGTCAAGCCGTCTAACCGGTATGACAAACGGATATCCCAGAATGGGAACTATAAATACCGGAATTGCAAAATAGCGCTTGAGATAACCAAATCGGATTTTTATCATTACGGTTGGTCACTGTCACCAACCGATGAAGCGACCTTGGCAAACGCAATGGAGGTGCGATGTCGCACGATCCTGCTTACATACTTGTCGGTTGCTTATATGGTGAAGCCTAATTTGAGCGTTTGCATCCAGCAGTTCTATGATACTTTTCATTTCGATGAATCGACATGGCCATCCGATTCTATTCGTCGAATATGGAACCGGGATACTACGATTGATAAGAATGCTTTAAAATCTGAACTTGAAGAGAAAATAAATAAAATAGTTGTTGTGCAGTTGTTCAAAAATGGGACAATTTCACAGTCAGGCAAAGAAATATATGAAAACAATTCAATTTGACTTCGACAATGTGGGGGGAATTACCCGCGTATATGCAATACCGGTTACCTCCTTTCTTCGTTTACGAAAGGACTATATCAACGAGAAACAATATCTCGAAGTGAGACGAAGAACGGATATCGTTGCTATCCCTGTCTATGCTGATAGCTCGTTTTCTTTTAATGAGACTCAGAGTCAGGAAGAGGGCGGGGACCTCTGGACGGTTGAGATCACCGGTCTTATACCTAAACGTTCCAGACTCAATGAGATTACAGTTCGCATTCTTGAGCGTGGCGAATGGTTGGTTCTCCTGCAAGATTGTAATGGTGACATCGTTCTTGCCGGCACGACCGAAATGCCGCTACGTTTTTCATCTACCAGAACAACGGGTACAGAAACAGAAATAAATGGCAATCGATTTACCTTTGCAGGGGTAGAACCGGACCCATCTGTTATCGTTGACAATGTTGATATTTCAAAGCTATAAATTGCCTGTTTTTATAGCTTTTGCCGTGCTAAGTGTCCTTAGCACGGCTTTTTTTTGCACCTACTTTCGCACTACAATTTAAAATGTAGTGTATGGATGAATCTGTTTTAGAAGTAAATGGCATGATCGACCATTACGGATGGCAGCGTACTAATATCAAATGGCACTTGAATAAGAATAAAGGCAAAAAAGTGCGTTGCAAGATCAATTCATGGGGCGGTTCGGTAAACGAAGCAATCGCAATTTCTAAGCTCTTCGAGGAGCATGGCAATGTAACCGTTGAATTTATCGGCTTTTCTGTGCATCCGCCGTAACGTGGATGGCATTTGGTGCTGCATCAAGAGAGATACATGAGGACAGTTTGTGGCTATGTCACAAATCATCTATTCCCGTTGAAATCTATGGTAGCATGAACTCCGATCAGATTGAATCTACAATCAAGCAGCTACAAAATGAGAAGAAGTCTCAAGATGCTATCGACTTGATTATTGCTAAAAAGTATGCTGATAAATGCGCAGACAAAGGCAAATCCATCAAGGATGTATTTGACCTGATGAAAGAAGAGCGCTGGATACCGGCTGACGAATGTCTGAGCTGGGGTTTTGTCGATCATATCATTCCTGGCATTAACAAAGTGAGCAACGACTTCCGGAACCTGATGATTGAGAATTGCGCTGCATTAAAGTTACCTGTTCCATCTTTCCCGGACTCAGAACCTCAAAATGACGGAACAGGCGACTCGTATCTTAAAAAGATTCTGGATGGAATCAATGCCCTGATTCCTACTAAGAAGAAAGAAGATACTCCTGAGACTGACCAAGCGAATATTAACTCTAATAAAAATCAGACAATGAACAAAAAATTTGCTGTTGTCAATACCCTCTTAGCTGTTGAGGGATTGACTGAAAATGATGGTAAGATTGAACTCACCATCGAGCAGTTGCAAAAAATCAATGATGCCGTAGAGCAGGGCAATTCAAGTAAACAAACGGTAGAAGATGCCGTTGCTGCTCTGGACTCTCTTTCGCCGAATGTCAAGGCAATCGACGGACTGACAAACAAGATTCATGCAGTGAAAGCACTCGTGAACATGATTCCGACCGGTACACCGGCAGGAAATTCTATTCCTAAAGAGAAACCGGAAGATAAAGACTATTCCGATAGCAAAGTCGATCCGGTAAACAACTTCTTTGCTGAAGATGAAGATTAACCCTTTAATTTTTTATTAATATGGATTTAACAACCCCTATTGACATTCAGGCCGTCATTGGTGCGGTCAAAAAACACAAGGATCTGCTTGTTACGCTTGATGCTGAAGAAGCAGGCGATATCCTTAAACACTTTACTCCGATTCCGGGTATCAAAGACTCGATCACGCTCGGACGGACAACCCTCGGAAAAATCTCTCACAAGTACACTGGTCACTTTGTAGGTCAGGTATCAAACGGAGCGATTATTCCGCGTACTTTAAAAGTATATCCCTGTGTGATGGAGATGGATGATGAACCCGAACGTTACCGTAGAACCTATATCACTGAGGTGAAAGGTGGATTGTACCCCAAAGAACATCCGTTCGAAATTTGGCTCAACAACTACGGCATCAAATGCGCTTCTAAAGAACTGCATGATATCATCCTGATTGCCAAGTACGATGCTGATGCTAAAAAAACAGAATTGGCAACTTCCTTTGATGGACCTCTTACCATTCTTGAGCAAGAGAAAACTGCCGGCAACATTTCCGTAGAGAAAGGCAATATGTATGCGACAGGTGCATTCTCACGTGCTGATATCGGTGCGAAGCTCTTGGCAATGTATCGCTCAAGAGTCAACACTTTCCGCAAGAAGAAAGCGAAGCTGTTCATCTCGCCGGATTTGGGTGATATGTACGACGACTGGTTGGAGGATCAGGGGGTACTTGTTATTGATGGTAATGGCAAACTTTCCGAAACAACCGATCAGCAATTCTTGCGTGGCACGAATAAAAAGGTTGAGATTGTGCGTCTGACCGGTATGCCTGATGGTTCTCAATTCGTCCTGTTGACTACAAAAGAGAACTGTTGCTACGGTTACGATAAAGAAGAGGACTTCCGTCGTCTGATCCCGTTCACTTCCGGCAACCCTTATCATTATACTGCTGCCGGCAAGTATGTTCTCGGTTTCCAGTTTGTCACTATTGACAAATCTGAATTATGTGTGAATGATCAACCTGTTACACCTGTTGACTCAGAGTAACAGATTGGTATAACTTTAAAATAGACCATTATGGTAAAAAAATGTATTGAATTAGCTGACATAGACGAGATTGTATCTTGCGCAGACCTTGATAATTTAGCCGGTGTTGTTCAGAGCCTTGTCTATGGATACTGGGAGGATGTTGCATCATGGCCCGATCTACCGGCACCATCCGGTGAAGCTGCTGCAATGTCATTCGCTGAAGCCGGCGCATGGGATGGTGATCTGGTTATGAAAGCCGGTTGCCGAGCATATCAGTTAGTATTTACTGACGAGTCCGGAGAACTGACTATCACCGATCAGGGTGAGACCGGTGGAGAATCCTGCAAATATGAACTCGCTATCACAAGAGCGAAAATGTCTCAGGTGATCTTTGGGTTTGAGAACGCCACACGCGGTCGCCGGCTGTTCCTTATCGTTACCGATAAGAATGGCAACCGCTACCTGATGGGTGATAAACTGAATGCAGCGAAGAAAATTGCTGCTGACGCAAGCACCACGGGTAAATCGGGTACTGAGCTGAACAAAACGCCACTGAAGTTCAGCTATTCCTGTCCGCGTAAGCTGATGTACACGGGCGATGTCGAAAAGATATTGGTAGTGGCTGAGTAATCATTCTGTTGTTTTATTCTTCTGTTTGAGGGAGTCTGCTGCGTGATGCAACGGACTCCCTTTGTTGTGTCCGATATCCGCACCATTTATCGCACTATTTTTGTATAGTTTAAAATTCAAAGTTATGTCTAATAGATTTATCCAATTTCGTCAAAAAGCCATTGACTGGCTTAATTCAGATCGGGACTTTAATGCCGGCATCACATTGCTTGAGGAATCGAAGTTCAAACCCGGTGTTGTAGCTAAGTTGAAGCGGCACGGTGTGAACGGTCCTGAAGCAACCAAACGTTTGAAGTTCCTGATTAGCGAATTGATCAAAGCCTGGGCGATGACAGATCAGGAGATTGTTGAAGATGCACCGGCGCTTGAGATTGAGACACAGCCGGAACACACGGATCAGAACTCGCTCTCTTTAGTTGATGCATATCAGGTGCTTGAGAGTGGCGAACATCAGTATCCGGACACGGTATCTCAATTGATATGTCGTTATGCAGATGCATATAAGCAACGTGATATCCTGCATAAAAAAATGGCTGATATGCCGGAGGACAACGAAGAAACAACTGTTGCAGCTCGCAAAGAACTGTCTGATCAGATCGCGGCGCTTTCTGACGAGATGGAGTTCCTATATCCGAAATATGCAGCTTATTCCGAAAAAGGGGTTATCCCATCCGAAGAGGATTTAATCCTACCCTCTTCAGATGAATCAAAAGATACATCAAAAGATGCTGCTGAACAGGATTATTCGAAAATGTCAAAAGAAGAATTGCAGAAGTTACGCAAGTCTGTAGCTACCAAGATCGGACGCGCTAAGAATATGCTCGAATTTCAGCAGGAGAGCAAAGCAGATGCACCGAATCCGATGCCTGAATGCCCGAAACGGGTTAAATACCAAACCAAAATCGACAATCTTTCTGAAGAACTCAAGAAGATTGAATATGCCATTGCTGCTTTAGGTTGATGCTTGTAGAATGTAGTGAGATAAAGACCGATGACAAAGCGGCTGATCCGATCAGAGGGGTCAGCCGCTTAGACGTGAGTCAGAAATGCAGTAATGACGTTTTGACTGAAGTATTGCTGAAACCGTCCGGACTGGGACCAGTTGAGATTGGTCGCAACAAGCACTTTTATTCTAAAGGTGCTTTCAACCTTATCCAGTTGGTACTTTACCTGCTCAAGCAAACCGGACCGGCACACGTATTTATCTCAAGCTATTCCATTTCCGAAGAGAGTTTGGCAACACTTCTTCGCTACAAGGAAAGGGGTGATATTCTGTCAATCCGGTTCTTGATTGACAATCGTGTCAGAACCATTTCTCCAAAACCTTTCGATTATTTGGTAACTGCATTCCCGGATTGCTACCGGTGTTGTGCCTTGCACGCAAAAGTAGCGTTGATCTGGAATAATGAATATAACTTATCCGTTGTAGGTAGTCAGAACGCTACTCATAACCCTAAATTGGAGCGTGGCATCATACATACTGAAGAGACGGTTTTTCAATTCGATCTTAAAACATTAACTGATGAATTTAACAACGGAACAACTTAAAAGCATTGAAGATTTAGCGTACCGGCTGATTGCTCCGGAACTCGTTGCTATCAATATTGATGTGGATGAGCTTGATTTCATTCATGAAGTCCGCACTCCGGGTACCGATGCGAGAATTGCCTATTACAAGGGTTATCTAAAACAGACAATCGAGACCAGAGAAGCTATCATCAAAACCGCGCAAAATGGTAGTAATCCTGCTCAATCCGAAATCTTGAAATTCTTAACGGACATTCAAAACCACCTTAAATATGAATAAAAAGGGTATTCCGTCATTAGCAGAGCAGCGCTATGAATTAATTCAAGCCCATATTATTGATCCGGAGAACTCACCTCTTCCGGAAGAGCTTCGCGAACAGTTTAATCGTGTGCTTCAGGTAGCACGTCTGTTAGATGATTACCCCAATGACAGCCACATAATCAATATCATGTTGGCAAAGTATCGGATTAGCACTACGCAGGTTCGTAAAGACTTGCATCTGGCGCGCGAATTGTTTAAGACGAATCACACGTTCGATTGGGACTTTTGGCACGCATGGCAAATCAAGGATCAGCTTGAATTGATTCGTGAGTGCAAGATAAAGGGCGATCTCAAGAACTGGAACAATGCCAAAAAAACATTGGCTGTTCTGATTGGTGAGAAACCGGCGGCTATTGATGATCCGAAACGCATGGAGAAGAATGTATTCTACATTCAGGTCAACAACGGTGCTGGTGAGAAAATGAATATCAGTCTCGATTCGTTGCGTGGCTTGTCTCAGCAGGACCGTCAGTCAGTCATTGATGCCTTTTATCAGCCGGTTGATGACACACAGGTAGAAGAAATAATGAACTCATAAATTTATTGTAATATGAACAGACTCACTAATAAACGTTTAGTCAAATTCCTAATGGATTATCGCGGTATTGACATGATTAGTATCACTGATAAGAACATTGTAGTTCAGGTGTCGAAGAAATTCACGCCGGCTCAGGCAGAAGAACTTTGCCGCAAAGTCGGTCATACTGACGATTCTAAAGCCGCCACTGGCTCAGGTAATAACTACATTATATTCCCTCGTTTCTGATGGAGTCGAACGTTTGGGAAGAAGAGATTGTCGTTAACCCGGCACAGCTTGCCTTTTGGCTACAGCCGGCTAAAAACAAATATGCGATTTACAGTCGTGGTACCGGTAAATCCTTTATCTGCGGGGCAGAAGTAGACGAAAATGTTCGTCTCATGCCCCGTGGCGTGACGACATTGGCACAAGCGACTTATGGTCAGGCTTTAACCAAAACTCTTCCGTCAACGTTCAAGATGCTTGAGATGCTTGGATATAAGCGATATGACACCAAGCTCAAGACCGGTGATTATATTGTCTGCCGGCAACCGCCGGAGGGTTGGTATAGACCTCATGAGCATATCATGAGCTTCGAGCATTGCATTACGTTCAGCAATGGTCATTGCTTGTATATCTTGACGCAGGATGGCAATTCGCGCGGACCGAATGCCGATTACAATATTACCGATGAAGCGTTAACGCTTGACAAGGAACAGTTCGATCAAGAAGTTGCCCCGACCAATCGTGGCAATGAGCATATCTTTGGCAAAAAATCGGCTAATCCTTTGCTTAAACATCATGGCAATACGTTCTTATCCTCAATGCCTTACACGCCTGAACAGAAATGGTTACTTGAACCGGCTCAGTATTACGAAGATGAGCGGGAAATCCATCTGTTTGACGTTTGGAACAAAATTGTGAAGCTGCAAATGCAACTTATCGATGCCAAGATTGCGAATGATGCCGGACTGTTTAAGGAGATTTGGAATGAAACTGTCCGCCTACGCCGGACTATCACCCCGTTTGTCAGTAAAGACGGTACTCTGTTTATCCTTGCTTCCATTTTTGATAATATCGCAAATGTTGGCATGAGCTACATTATCAACCAGTACAACATCATGGATAAGCTCACATTCATGATAGAGATACTAAATTACATGGTTGATAAGATTGATCACTGTTATTACAATCTCGATGACCGACATCGATACTACCATGCTACCAATGATTCTTTTATCCGGGATTTCGCTGAGAACACCGAATTCGACTGGAAACAATTAGCTGCTACTGATAGCCGCATGGATGCGGATTGCAACCCGAACCAACCGCTTGAGGTCGTTTGTGACTGGGGATCGTCCGCGTCCTTTATGGAGGTAGCACAACCCTCACATTTCGACTGGAGCACGAAGATGTTACATCCGAACCGTATCGTAGATAATACAATCAATGAGTTCTTTGTCAAGCGTGCCGAAGAAGATGATACGGAGATTAATGCTCTGATGGATAAGTTCTGCAATTACTATCGCTTCCACTCGTGTCGTAGGGTCGAGTTTTATCGTGACAGATATGGTGATGCCCATCGTGCCAATAGCAAAAAGACCTACAATGAGATTGCCATTGCTCGACTCGAGAAGAATGGTTGGACCGTCAATCAACACACTCATAGAGGGATTGAACCACCGCAACATGACAAGTACCTGTTATGGTCGTACATCTGTGCGGAGACCGATGAGCGCTATCCTCTCAAGCGGTTCAATGCAACCAAATGCAAATACATACTCATCTCAATGAACAATACTCGTGTGCGCACGAATACACAAGGCAAGTTCGAGAAAGACAAGCGCAGCGAGCGCAATGACTCTGTTCTTCCCGAAGAAGCGACTCACTTCGGTGACTGTGTAGATAAACGTGTGTGGACGAAGTATGGTGACATCTTACTGAATACATATACTTTCGTTGATGCGCGAATCTGATTGACATCGCACTGTTTTCCTCACCGCTGGACCGGCACGTTATGGGCGGGCAGGGGGGTAGGACTGCTTCATATTTCCTTTTTTGGTGCGGAATCGGGCGCGGCGAGGAATAGGGCGCGTTAGGGTCAACTCCGTGACAGTCCGTCAATCCGATGGAGTTGACGGACTTAAACGATTGAATTTCGGAATCTTGCTTTTTTATTAACAATCGTTCACCCTTTTGTTTTCAGCCCGATTTTGCTGCTTCTTCGGTTCTCAGAAGCGAATATCAAAATCGGGCTGAAAACAAAAGGAGAGCGGATTTTAGGTTCTTCTTGCGTACACGCAGATTACCCCTTTCCCGAAAGCGTTCGGAAAAGGGAGAGCGGTAAAGCGTATGCGCTTTGCTTCCGGTTCTTTATCTCCTTTTCGCCATAGGAATTTCGTTCATCACTACAGTTTCGGCTTTTTAAGCAGCGAAGGTAAATTGTTTGCCTGTCTGCTTCAAGTTCGAGCCGTTCCGGTTTCTTTCAAAATCTCCACACCTACGGGTAGTATTTTGCCCGAAAAACTTGCTTCTACCATTCAAACAACCTTCTGATGCAGCATAAAAAGGCGAAACATACCGTAGCGATGAGCGACGGAAAAAAAAAGCTCAAAGGAGAGAACCGGAACAAATTTCAAAAAGGCTCACACCCGACAGCTTCAAAACTCAAGAATAAAATGGAAGCAATCAACAGACAGTTTAGAAAATTCATGTACACCGCATTCGAGTATCTGCCAACACGCTACAAGGCAAATGCGGAACAGTGGAAAGTTAGGGAGTTCATTTGGGCGTTCAAGGACGGCAAAGAATGGGCATATAGAGGGGCTGCTAATATCGTGGCAATACAGATTAAGAAGCGATTTGGTGACAGGGCTAAAAACATGGTGTTTGCCTGTGTTCCTGCATCCAGCGGGCATAAAAATGAGATTCGCTATAAGCGTTTTTCAGAACTTGTTTGTGAAGCAACGGAGATGCAAAACGGGTACGGACACATCACGATTGAAAGTGACCGTATGGCGATACATGAAACGGAAAAAGGAAAGCATTTGCATGAAGTTTCTATTCTGTCTTTTGATAAGGATTTTTTTAAGGGAAAAGAGGTGTTTGTGTTTGATGATGTCATCACAAAGGGGTTTAGCTACGCACGATTTGCCAACCTGATAGAAACCTTTGGTGCAACTGTTTTAGGGGGTATTTTTTTAGCAAGGACAATTAACATTTAAAACATACAAATATGACAAATTTTGAATTAAACAACGATTACAGAACTACAGCGTTCGAAGCTTTAAACATTTTAGGATTAAGTCAAAACGACATTTCCGAAGCAAACGATTTTCATGAGTTATACCAGAACTTGACACCTGCAAAAAAACAATTCGCAATGGCGGTAGTAGAAGTGTATAAGATGTTTTCTTTTAGGGAGAGGAAAGAAAAAGTTTTATCAAGCAATGATATTTATATGATGATGAAACCGTATTTGCAAGATTTATCCAACGAAGAATTTTGGGTTATCATGATGAACCAAGCAAACCATGTTATTAAGAAAGTTCGTATCTCATTTGGCGGTATCGATATGACGGCAGTAGATATACGTCTTGTTTTGAAAGAAGCTTTGCTTTGCAATGCGGTATCGATAGCGGTAGTACATAACCATCCGAGCGGGAATAAGAGACCGAGCGGTGAAGATAATAGATTAACGGAGCGGATAAATGCAGGAGCGAAAACAATGAATATAAGATTAATTGACCACATTGTTTATACCAATTTTGGTTATTACAGTTATGCGGATGAGGGCGTGCTTTAGGGCACGTCTTTTTCTTTTGTGGGCGAAATTTTTGCCACTTAGAGCGGCAAAAATTTTCCGCTGACGCGGAGGATGGCGCAATATATGCGATTGTTTTAAGCGTTCAACGCAGATTTTTCCTACTTTTGTCGGAAAATATTAAATGTCTAATTAAAATAAACACTTATGAAAACGATTTTGGTATGTATTGTACTATGTCTTGCAGTTAGTACAACATTATTTGCTCAAAATGATATTGTATCGCCGCCCAAAGTTCTTAAAGATATGTTTTCAAATCCACAAAAAAGGAAACCGGCAATCGTGAAAGATAAAATTTCGAGCGAGGGAGTTAGATGGATATGGGGTGATTATCGATATAGTTATGTTGGAACATCCACGAAAGAAAAGTCTGTGCGTATAATGGTGCTTGGTTTACAGAAAGATACTACTGAGGTTGTAAGACTTTGTTTTGGCATTCATGCGGCTGATACAAAACTCAAAGTTGAAGCAAATTCACCAGTCTTAATAAAGTTTGGCGACGATACTGTTTATAAAACAATAAGTTTATTTTCTGATGAAGATAATATTGGTGAAACACACGTTCTGACATACAGTACTTTTTCAACGTATGATATTTATGTATATATTGATTTAACGGATGAGTTATTATCTGGATTAAGCAAAGGTTTTAAAAAGATTCGCTTTGAAATCAATAATGACATTTATGATGTTGAACCCAGAAAGGATAATATAAGTAAATTCATCATTGATGAACATAAATTAATTAAGGAAGCTTTCAACACAAAGAGGTCTTTCGATGATGATTTTTAGATTATCCTTTTGTACTTTCAAATATAATTCTCATATTTGCAAAGTCAAACAGTTTATCACTTAATGATACCGGATTGAGCTACGGTTAATGCTCAGATATGATGGGCTTTTTTTATGCCCTAACCAATATTAGATATAAGGCGGTTGCCTTTCCCATTCTTCTTTGGCTCTCCGGAGTTAATTGATGAACTGTTTGACGACACGGGAAATGGCAACCGTTCTTTTTTAGAAATCTGCCTAAAATGTCAAACAGTTCATCAGTATGAAAAAAGAAACTACCGGCACCCAGTATGTGCCCGCCCATCGCTCAACCGATGGCAAACTCAATTCATTCATTAACTACTTCCTTCCGGAAGAGTGCAAAGTTCGCAGTCGTTCAGACTTCTATTATGTGACAGCCCTTGCATTTGCCAGTGCAGGTTTTATTTTCCCGCTCCTGTTTATTGGTGCGATTGCTTGCGTAATCGCAGCAAAGAGAGAACAAAACACCTAATAACATGAGTAATCCTAAAATCATTCTAAGCGATAAACTCCAAGAGACTATCGCTTTCAATCAAGATGAGAATTGTGGAGTGGCTAAAGATAAGGTTCTCTTTATAGACAATTTGATGAGTACGATCATTAATGGGCATCCCATCTATGAGACGACGGAACATGGGAAAATGAAGCTTTTGCAGCAACTCCTTATGATCAAAGAAGATTATCAATCCTTTATAGTAGAATAATTATGGCAAAAAATATAGATAACGAGCAGGAGAATTCTGCTCAAGATGCTTTCAGAACATTTGTTCAAAGCAAATACAACGCATTCGGACCAAGCTCTAACATGATATTTCGCACCTCAAGGGAGCTGATCTATGACTGTCGCGAGATGTGTGAGCCATCACTGCCTGATGTGGCGAAAGTGATGGACGAGTTAAAGTTCAAGTCCGACCTGTTTTGCGGGCAATATACTTGGGTTCTTTACGAAAAAGAAAAGCTAAGGTTTTAAAGATATTAGTTAGATAAACATTTTTTTTACATTTTAGAGGTGTCCGGCTGTGAAGTTAGGCACCTCTTTTTTGTGTCCTATTATCATCCCTTTCTTGAGCATACATTTGCCATATAAATGGTTAATGCAATGAGTTATATTGAGCGTTTTTTAGCAACTTATGGCTTTGACGGGATTAAAGATTTCCTGCTTAGCCTGTTCCCATCATTCAAATACGGTACACAGGTTCCGGCATTCTCTTTGAGCGTGACGGTCGCGATTGTGAGTGAGTTTCTTGGAATATCTCCGGTACTTGTTGTGGTCATGTTTATGGCGGTTATAGTAGAAACGACAACCGGCAGAAAGGCATCTAAGAAGCGGGGTGAGCCTTTTGAGAGCTTCAAGTTTTCCAGATGTGTGATCAAGGTCTTTGTATGGTGTTTCCTCTTCTTTATGTTTCATTCCTTTTCCAAGGATATGCAGATGCATGACAGTTGGATATTCTTGTTAGGGGTTATCTTCTTCGACGTCGTTCATGTTGCCACTATGGTATACTTCTGCGTGGAGTATGGTACCTCTATTTTGGAGAACTTGGCTATGCTTGATGGCAAGCCAAAAGATACGCTTATTGTCGCGATGTCTGATGTGTGGATATCATTGATAAACAGATTCAAAACTCTCAAGAAATGAAGAAGTGGTTTATCATATTCTTATGTATGCTGCTTGCGATGATCCTGTTTCTATCAGGTTATCATACCGGGCAAAAAGCCATCCGATCCGGAGCGGATACGATTCGTTTAAATGATACTGTGTATCTGAAGTCGCCTGCTGTCATTAAGGAGATACCTGTTCCTGTTCCTGCTGATGTTGACACGGCAGCCATTTTGCAGAAGTATTATACTAAGATGGTCTATAATGATACGATTATTCAGACACAGTATATTCATGTACACCTGACAGACACGGTGTACATGAATGGTCTGCTCGGTAGAACCGCATCCTATACATTCAGTTTTCCTGAATATAACCACTCCATTTCTGCCGGTGTCATGGGTGGATATCGGAGCTTGAGACTAATGGCTGCATTCAGGCATAAAAGATTCGAATTTATGGGTGACTATAACCTGATTGATAAGTCTTTTAATCTCGGTGCTAAATATTATTTGTTCAAATGGTAATAACTGGTATTATAGAGGGGGGTGTTTACTGTCGTGACATGGGAGATGTTGTGATTTCCAATTTAACGGGTAGTATTACGGTAAAATACCGAATTTCCGGATACGGCATAGCTGCTGCAACATTTGAAGAGGTATATTTCCCTGACTCGTCCGGCAGTGTCACAATCAATGGTCTTGGTGAGGTAGCTTTAGATTATTTCCCTGATCAGGATATTAAGATAGTGCATACAACTACAAATCATACAATAGTTAAGAATTACTTAAGAATCGACGCAGACGTTTATAATGCATCAGGTAATAAAGAGAAAACATTTTCTCAGTCATTTCATTTTTCAAAATGTCGCACAGCGCTTTCACATAATGATAAATGTTTTCTGAGCCGCTTTTCTTCGCGCATGGTACGTGAGGATCAGCTTGTATGTGTGGCTTATAATTGTTGGGGGCAAACATTGGTATTGGGCATTGCTTATAAATCTGAGGGTGTAGCCCGGTTTCTCAAGGTGAATTTCTTCACAAACAATACGCCGGGTGATTCTATAATTCAATATTTCAGCGTAGCTTCTGTCGTGGAGCGGTTGAATATGGAGTTGAATGCTTCATTTACATCTGATGATATTATATATTATGAAGCTGACTTATATTCGAGTGATACATTGATTGATAAAATTCATTATGATATCGATCGCAAACACTATCCGCAGATAACACATTTTGTTTTTTACAACTGTTTCGGCTTTCCGGAAACATTGTACTTCACCGGTCGAGACGAGCGAACTTCAGAGTTAGAAGCATCGTTCGGATCAGTGATGGGCAACTATCTCAAGATACATACCGACCTGATTACATCGCATACGGCAAACACCGGTTATATCAATGAAACCATCCGCGATTGCGTTGAAGATATGGTACATAGCAATAAGGTGTATCTCTATCAAAAAGATTCCTTGGGTGATCTGATCACAATAACAGGTGTAGAGTTTACAGAATCCAAACCACGTACCGAACCCCTCAATATAAAATTGACCTATCGTGTGGCTGATAAATGCCAGCGCACATTTACCCGTGCAAGATTGCCGGAGAAGATATTTGATAAAACATTCGATTCAACATTTGATTAAGATGAAAATAATAAAAAGAAACCTGGTACTTGATGAACTGGATATCCGCACGAATCCGGATGGCACAAAGCGCATCTTTTCCATCAAGTTCGTTACGGCTAAAGGTAAACTGATTTTTGTACCGCAAGCCTATGCCTGTGGAGCGGGCAAGATGAACAATAAACAGTATCGAGTACGTGGTATACAGCCGTGTGATTGTTCAGGCAATCCGGAATCTCATGTTTACCCCGTCCGTATCGATAACATCATCTCATATAATGCTCAGAGGGTAGTATTCATTGATAATAAGGAGGGCTAAGATGGATATAATTTTCAATAAAGAGGGCACACCCCTCATGATGACAAGTACGTCATTCTTCGGTGAGTCGGTCGGTCGCCCGTCTAACTACGAGGTGAAAAAACGCGATATCCTGTCTCCTTACGATATCAGTCTAACCGAAACGACTGTTTATAAGGATTATCGGGTTATGAACTGGGGCAAAGGGAATGACTTTCCTTTAAAAGCCGGCAAACAGATCAGCACGACTTCCGTTCTGAATACCGGTCTTAAATTTCTTCGTTCCCTGACGGTCGGTCAAGGCATTTATCCCTGTAAAGTGGTCGGATGGGATGAGAAAGGCAATGAGCAGCTTGAACCGGTTAACGATCCGAAGATTAGCCAGTTCGTTAATTCGCGAATGGTTCGCCGGTATCTTGAGAAAGTCAGCCGGGATTATTTCAAATACGGCAACGGAGCGGTACAGATGCTTCCTAATATGTCTGGAAACGAAATAGTAGGTCTCAATGCTCTCAATGCTCTATTCTATCGTTATACATTGCCTGACTCATGGGGTGCTTGCAAGTGCATTGTTTCAGGCAATTGGCCATCGACTCCGGGAACTTCCGATGTCGATAATGTTCAGGTACTTGATTGCCTGATGGACTACGATCCGGATTTACATATCGAATGGATGAAGTTGGCCGGCAAGATGAATAAGCCATTTGTATTCCCAGTTCGAGACTCATGGTCAAATAATGACTACTACGGTGAACCGATATGGTTGCCGTCTTACATCCTCGGATGGGTGGATATCGCTCACATGGTACCGATGTTCCTGAAGAAAGCCTACAAGAATCAAATCACGTGGAAATGGCACGTGCAGATACCGTACAGCTATTGGGAAAAGAAGTTTCCGCCGAATGACTATCAAGACCCGGATGCCCGCAAAAAGGCTATTAATGACTACATGAATAAGATTGAAGATAATCTGTGTGGGCTTGAGAATGCGGAGAAGCCTTTGTTCACCAACTATGCCATCAACGAAGCGAACGGCAAAATTGAAGAGGAATGGAAGATTACTGCACTGGATAATAAGTACAAGGGCGGCGAAAACCTTGTGACTTCGGCAGCCGCCAACTCAGAGATTCTTTTCTCCCTGATGGTCAATCCGAACGTATTCGGTGCCGGTATGCCGGGCGGATCATACGCTGGCAATCAGGGCGGGTCAAATATTCGCGAAGCATTTCTGGTCAATATTGCCAACGCTTGGATTGACCGGCAGAATTTACTTGATCCTATCCTGTTAATGCTTCGTAGCAATGGGGTGAAAGACATAGAACTGAGATTCCGTAACACAATACTAACCACACTGGACACTGGTGCCGGTACACAAAAAACATTGAGCTAATGATATTTTCAGCAAATAAATGGGAGGATTCGGATGAACTCAAGAAGTTCATACCGGTGTCAGCAGCGCTTTCGTTCGAAAAAGTCGAATCATCATTAAATGATGCATTCAGTTTGTTTATTGTCCCCCTTTTCGGTGACAAGCTGGCGAAGAGGTTTCAACGTATCTATGATGAACCGGCGACTGATCAGGCTGACCGTCTACTGTTAGAAGAATGCCAGCGGGCAATTGCGAATCTCGCTTTCTGGTACAATTATACGGAGTTAAACATACGTATAACAGATCAGGGCTTTCAGCGTCAGGAAGCCGAGAACTTCAAGTCAACTTATAAATATCAAGAAGATCAGTTGCGTGCAGCGTTTAAAAATAAAGGCTTCAATGCGATTGATCGCATGATTGACTTCCTTGATAAGCATCAAGAAGATTTTCCTGAATATGCTGAGTCGCCTGCTTATGCATATCGTGCAAAGGCCATTGTTCGTACTACATCCGAAGTCGATGAGATTTATTTTATCAATAACTCTCATCTGATATTCTTGCGCCTGAAGCCTTTCTTCAAGATTGTTGAAGAAACGGTTCTACAGCCGGTTTTAGGTATAGATTTATATAATACCCTGCTCAGTTCAATCGAAAAAGGTGATAAGGATTTAGGTACTACAACCGTCGAGGAGTTGCGCATCAGGTGTGCGCAGTTTGTCATACTCAAGGCTGTGGCCATGTTGATACGTTCTACCGGTTCATTGACTGATAGAGGGTTGTATTTCAAACAATTGGTCCCTGATAAAAATGGCAATGAATATCAGCAACCGGTGGAGCTGGAGCAAGCGATCACGATGGCTGCCAACGTAGAACTTACTGCCAAGTCTTACCATGATCTGTTGCTGACGTTCGTAGAACAAAAACTACCGGATTTTTTCAAGGGTCGCCAGTCACGGGTGTTTGATCGAGACAATGATCATAAAAAAAGCGTTTGGTTATGAGAAATGTCGAGATCAAATATAAAAAGTGGTACGGATGGAGAAGCGTGAAGCTACTTATACCGTCAAGCTATTCAGAGATGTCCCCGGTTCAATTCCTCGCGTCAATCCGCTTGTCTAAGGAGTGGATTGATGAAGTTACCTTTTTCATTCAATTCTTCGGGATCAATAAAAAGCTGCTTCATAAGCTTGATTCGTACAGTTTGTACAAACTGGCGGAGTTAATGGACTTCTTGCGAGATACCCGTTCACCCTATCAGGATTTTTATCTAAAGTCGTTACCGGGCAAACTTCATGCTCCACAGGCGAAGCTTCGCGGTGTCTGCTTTCAGCAGTTTATGACGGCAGATACTTTTTTCTCTTGGTATGCCAGTACGGATAAAGTAGAATATTTGGATCGCTTTGTGGCATCATTATATCTAAAAGACAATGAATCGTACATACCGGAGAAAGGTGAAAAAGCACTTGACTTAGAAGAGCGGGTGAAAGCTGTCTCTAAACTTCCTTTTGATCTCAAGTATTCCATTCTGATTAACTGGGCACTCATCAAATCTTGGTTAGGGCGTTCATTCATACACCTGTTCCCGCCGGCAGAACCGGTCGCAAACAGCCAAGGTGACAAGGTTAAGTCGAACCCGGCAAACTGGCTATCTATCTTTGATCAGTTTGTCGGTGATAACATTGCGGATATTCAATCATACAAGGCTCTTCCTTGTATGGATGCCTTTCGACTACTCAATAAACGAATTAAGGAGGCTAAGAAACGATGAACACTTTTGAAGAATATTTAGAAGAATTGAGCCGGCAACATCCAGTGGTCCGGCATGAAGAAAAAGGCAAATGCCATTTTTCTTCATTGGCAGATAACAGTCAGACAAAATTTGCACTGAAGATGCACTATCCCTGTGTTGTCGTTGACTCCGGTGATTTCTCCTTTGCCGGTGGTGTTGGTAATGTACTAATCAATACCGAGTTCTCAGTCATGTTTCTGGATCATGTGAAAGATACCGGGAATAACAAAGAGATCACGGACGTATTCAATCAAATGAAGAGGGTTCTGCTTGATTTTGCACGGAAGTTCAGTAGAGACAAGCGGGCGATGAAATATAAATTCCTCAACCGCTTCACACTGATCGGAAGCGAGGGACACCGGATTTATCTGCAAGATTCTGGACTGTATGGATATGTATTATTCTTCAATGCCGATGATTCTTTCAATGATGTGAATTGTGATAATGTATTTAATGATTAAAAACATAGATTATGTCTAAAACGTATGCAGAACTATTAGAGATTGCTGAGCAGATCAGGGTAAATGAGCTGCCGGAGTCTAACACTCATGACCTTGTAGGCGGTCTGATGAGTGATTTAATCGAATGCTTAAAGTTTGATTCGGGTGTTTCCGATGAGCAAATGAAAGCATTCGAAAAAATGGTAACTGATGAAGTCAACACTCGCAAAAATGCGGATGACGTTCTCACTAAATTAATAGCCGAGCTTAAATTAAGAGCCGACAAGGTAGATAAAAATGTAGATACTGCTACTAAGTCCATAGAGAAATTAACTATTGACAAGGCAGATGCATCCGATATCGGCAAGAATGGTGGGATAGCCCCTCTTGATGATAACGGGCTTGTCCCTGAAAAACACCTGTCTCAGATATTGATACCTGTAACTTATGATCAAATAGATTCAGCTATTACTTCCGGTGTATATTCCGTATTTGATTCAGATGCACTACTTAAAGATATAATGCTTGTCTCTTCGTTTGGAGAGGGTGATACTACGATTCAGCTCCTACTTTCGTCTAAGCCGGGTTCGCAAGTCGGACAGGGTATACGTTTTCGTATCAATGATGGGACAGGATGGGGTGAATGGAGTAAACTCAATCAGACCTTTGAGGATGCGACAGACAACGGTTATAAGGGCACAAAAGAAGATTTCTACAAGAACCTGTCAAAAATAGACATATTGCACTTCTTCAACTCCGTCCGCTATGATGATATTGATTCTGTCATTAACAGTGGCTATTATATCGTATCCGATACCGACACTTATTCAAGTGATATCTTGTTTGTCAGCCGATACGGTGAAGATGATACTGTAACTCAGATTTCCCTGTCTACTATGTTCACCGATGGTATGTTGAAACAGCGTAAAATGCTCGGTGAAAAGTGGAGTGAGTGGGAAGAGATTAGCGGTGGTACCGGTTCTGGCGCTGGATTCTACAACGTAACGCAACTCCATCCGTTGAATGCCGGCTATTATTACACGAAAGAAACTGCCGTCGCTACGGTTGCCGGTGCGAAAATCAAAGCCGAGCTGAAGCCCGGCATGATCATCACCTATGAAGAGTCTGCCGGCAAATGGGTTGACTTCCGTTTTGAGTCAAACGATATCGCGGCATTCAACCAGCCGGCCGCATGGAATGAGTACGGAGGTGCCGGAGCTGTGAAACAAATCACCTTTAATGGCGAGAAGCACACTCCTGATGAAAGTGGCGGCGTATCTATCAATATCGAAGTTCCTCAGGTCGATGAGAGCTTGGATGCCAATTCCACGAATGCCATACAAAATGCCGCCGTCTCAGCAAAATTCGGTGAGGTAGAAGCCAACACTGTTTTTACACTCGATTCCGAAGTGGATGAAGATAGCAATACCGTTAAGCTGAGCCTTAAAAACAAGTCCGGTGCTGAAATTGCCAGTACGGAATTTCAGGGCGGTACCGGCGGTGGCGGTGGCGAGACCGGTACCGCTACGAAGATCGTGCTGAATGCTTCCGTAGACAACAGCATAATCAAAGAGGGCGGTTCTTCACTTCTTACCTATTATTACGATCACCAGTACACCACCGGCGACGACAAAGGTATGTCCACCGGCCAGAAAGCCACGCTGACCATACAGATGCTTCGCGGTGCTCAAACCGTTTATACGGAAACCATCAACGATGTATCTAAGGGCACGTACACTCTTGATCTAAGTAAATATTTGCTTTTAGGCACAACCGATATCTATGTCAAGGCAACGACGACTGACCCGGAGGGTAAGAAGCAGACCAAGCAGGCATATACTTCTGTCAAGGTTATAACCTTGTCATTGAGTTCCACCTATAACATCGCTTCCCCTGTTGGCGGCTATGCAGCCGGTGCAACCGCTACCATCCCGTTCACTGTCTCCGGTACCGGCAACAAGGTTGTCATGCTGTATGTGGACGGCGTTCAGAAAGACTCCAAGGCAATCACCAAGTCCGGACAGACAAACAGCAGCTTCAGTCTTTCCATGTCCGACCTTTTACCCGGCCGGCATACCGTGCAGATGGTCGCCGAGATGGAAGCTTCTGACGAGTTGACCATCCGTTCCGAAAGTATCTATATGGATATCTTCAAAGAGGGTTCTTCATCCCCCAGTATCGGTATGATGCACCGCTTTCAGGACGGTCGCATCTTTACGGATGATCATTTGACACCCTGCCTTGAGGTCGGTCAATATGAAAAATTGCAATTCGATTTCGTCGTTTACGATCCGGACAGGACCCCTGCCGAGATGCTTGTCTTTAATGGCGACTTAAAAACGCAGACGGTTAGCGTTCCGCGCACCGTGCAGACCTATACGAACCGTTTCATCGAGCAGGGTCTTTATGAAATGCGATTTGTATCCGGTGCAACTGAATACAACTTCTTGGTAGACGTAACGAAGTCCTCTATTGACATCGAAGAGATTCAGGCAGACCTTGACCTGAAACTTTCGGCTGCCGGTCGAAGCAATACAGAAGAGAACCCGGCAACGTGGACCCATGACGAGGTAACTACCAAGTTCACCGGCTTCGACTGGAACAGTAACGGGTGGACCGGTGATTCATTGTTACTCACCAATGGCGCCACCATTGAAATCCAGAAACAGCCATTCTCAGATGATGCCGTTTCTCATGGGGGTACTTATGAGTTTGAATTAAAGTGTAGTAACATCACTGACCGCAAAGGGGTAGTTGTATCTTGTATGTCCGGCGGAATAGGTTTTCAGATGACCGCTCAGGAAGCCATGATTGCCGCGTCCGGCGGAAGCTCTGTAAACACGCCTTTTGCTTCCGGCATGAATTACAAAATCGCATTCATTGTCGGCAAGAAGTCAGGACACCGTTTGATGGAATTGTACGTCAACGGTATCCGTTGCGGTGCGAAACAGTATTCACAGACGGAGAGCATGAAGCAGGAAGCACCGGTTAATATTACTGTATCTTCTGATGCAGCCGATGTCGAGTTACGCAATATGCGCATTTATCGCCGTGGTTTGACCGATGATGAAGAGTTGACAAATTACATGGTAGACCGACCCACCTCGGATGAAATGGTTACGTTATTCCAGAAGAATGACGTTATGAATGACGACGGGTCTGACGTGGATATCGAAAAACTTCGCGCTCAGGGCAAATCAGTCATGCGCATTGTCGGTGATGTTAACCTTGTAAATGCTACCAACAACAAGAAATTTGAAGTCGTTGCCGATGTCTACTTTTATAGTAAATACGGCAAAGAGTATGACTTCATTCTTCGGAATGCCGGACTTCGCATACAGGGAACTTCCTCGACGACTTATCCTCGCAAGAACTACCGCATCTACTTCTTACGTTCTGAGAAGTATGGTACGACATTAGAGGTGAACGGCGTCGATGTTCCAGACTTGACATATTCGTTCAAGCCGGGTGCAAAACCTGTAAGCATCTTCTGTCTTAAAGCAGACTTTAGCGACTCATCAAGTACGCACAATACCGGTGCCGTTCGTCTGATCAACGACGTATGGAAGAAGTGCGGCTGGTTGACTCCACCTCAGGTTGTTGATTCTTCCGTCCGTATCGGCGTCGATGGTGATCCGATTGACTGTTTCTATGACAACGATGACACAGGGGTGAACATCTACCTTGGCAAATACAATTTCAACAATGAAAAAAGTGATTCCCATCATGTTTACGGCTTTGAGGGGATAGCAGGTTTCAATGATACGGAAGCTCTTAACGGTCAGCGCAACAAATGTATCTGCCTTGAGTTCTTGAATAACTCACACCCGCTATGCTTATTCGGTAAAGCCAATATTACCGAAGAAGAGTTCGGAGACGGTCTTGAGTTCCGTTTTAAGGCGGACAAGACTTGGGCCGATGCCGATGAAGAAGATAAGGCTGCGGTACAAAGGTTGTGGGCATGGATATACAGTTGCAAGGGTAATCCTACCAAGTTCCTGAACGAGTATAAGGATTACTTCGGCAACGACAGCCCGTTCGCCTGGTATCTGATTACAGATTACCTGATGGCGGTTGATAACCGTGCGAAAAACATGATGTTGGCGACATGGGACGGCAAGATCTGGTATTTCCTCCCTTATGACCTCGATACCATCTTGGGCGGTCGTAACGATTCAGTGCTGAAGTATGACTATACCATTACACATGATTCCTTTGATGACAGTATCGGCTCCTATGCTTTTGCCGGCCATGACAGTATCCTGTGGGATTTGGTGCGTGGTTGTCCCAGTAAACTTCGTGAAGTTGCCGGAACACTTCGTAGCAACATGAGTACTGAGGATGTACTTGATATGTTCAACAATCAGATGATGGGCAACTGGTGTGAGAGAATCTATAACAAGGACGGGGAATACAAGTATATCAAGCCGTTGACCGAGGGTGTCACCACTACTGAGGGAACAAAGTACTATGATTACCTGTACGCACTGCAAGGCAGCCGATATGCTCACCGAACTTTCACGATCCAAAACCGTTTCGCTCTGTTGGATAGTCAATATCTTGCCGGTACATACCGACAAGACTCATTCCCAGTATATTTCGGTTACAAGTTCTCAGCCGATCACCGAAAAGTTAAAATAACGTCCAGTGAGCGTTACTATTTCGGCTACGGCTATACAAGTGGTGACCCGAAGCAATCAGGCGTATTGGCAGAAGATGCCGGCAGTGTTGTTGAGTTGACGTTCGATACCGATCTCATCGTTAACGACCCGCAATATTTCTATGGTGCAAGTCGAATGTTGGGGCTTGACTTGACAGGTGTCAGCCATGCCATTGTCGGTACACTCAATCTAAGCAACTGTGCTTCATTGCGTAAGCTGGATATTAGCTGCAAGGCAACGCAGAAAACAATGAATGCACTTCTGGTTGACAAGTGTAAGAATCTTCGCGAATTGAATCTTACCGGCTTACAGAGTGAGAATTTCACCTCTGTTGATTTATCTTCTAACTCCAAGCTTGAGAGTTTCCGTGCCGGCAAGACAGCATTCACCGGAGTATCCTTTGCGCCCGGTTCTCCGTTGTCCGTAGCCGTTCTTCCGTCGACTCTTCAGACGCTTGAGTTACGTTACCTGAACAAGCTGTCAAATGACAATCTGACCTTGGAGGGCACGTCTAATATTAACCGTTTTGTCGTCGATAGCTGTGCGCTGATCGACTGGCAAAGATTGCTCGCAGCGTGCCCGGCTGTTAAATATCTCCGAATCACCGGCATTGACATGGAGGGTGACGGCACCTTGCTTCGTAACCTCATGTCTATGGGCGGTGTGGATGAGAATGGCGGTAACGTCTCTTCCTGTCGTTTAGTCGGTACTTATCGCCTGACGCGCTCGATGAGTGACGAAGAATACGCGGCTGTCGTTGCCCATTTCCCCGAGCTGGTCATTATCCAGCCTAAATATACGATGATCGAGTCCGACGACAGCATTTCCGATGACGCAAACATCAGCAACTTGGATAACCTGACCGGTTACAAGTACGGTAACGACTATCAACCTAACGGGCACATCACCAAAATATTGAACCAGCGTTTCCGTTGCCTTGGCAAACAGGCGCAAAATGGAGTGATGACTATATACCCCCTGCATAACGATAATTCCAATTACTATGCGGACTCTGAGGTCTTGACCTCCTGTACCCCTGCAAAACTGGATGGAAGTGAGGGTGATGCCTTTGTCTATGAACCCCATTATTGGTATAAGGGCATAAATGATTATCTGAACAAAAAGCATTATTCCTGTTTCAGCAGCAACGAAACAATGCCGGATGTTCCTGTTTGCGATATCATTACATTGCAGGATATACAGGATTCGGGTGATTACAAGAAAGGCTATAAACTGATGTCCGGCAAAGGCACATTGGACCTGTCTTATTCAGCCGATGCCGGTTATGCCGTTTGCCGTGTTAATGTCGAGCATCGCAAACGAGTCCGTTTTCCGACCGTCCCCGGTTCTAACCTCGTCTGTTCGCTGTTTACCGGAAGCGATGATGTGATTCTTAACACCATGCTTGTCGATCCGCTTGATTCCAGATTCACGGAGGGGATGTACCTGATTGCCGATGTACCTGAGGGTGCTATATGGATAAACTTCACCATCCTGCAATCGGCCGAGTTTGACCGTGTTGTATTGTCAGACAGTGATAAAATCGAAGATATGGAACCGGACTGGGTAGAACACGTTCCCTGCCTGACCGGACTGTTCAAGAGCTCCATCGTTGACAGCAAGCTTCGTTCCTGCATCACCGGTGGTACCAGTGCTGCTAACCTGACATGGACGGATTTCAATTATTACAGCAATCAGCGGCTTATGCAGCAGATTGACTATGAGATGCACAAAGACATAGCGAACCTCTTCTATGCCAAATACGGTCGCCGTGACAGCCAGTCACAGTGCGGCTACGGGCAGGATACTTATAACCGGACAACCGGCGTTACTGCCGTTATCGGTATGCAAGACACGGTTAATCCTGAGAATAAGAAAACGCTTGCCTGGTATAAGACAACCAATTCCGACGGTGAAGTGACTTATGTTCAGATCAATTCATCCAACTGTCTGGGATATGAGGATATCTATGGTGGCAAATATGAGATGATGGATAAGGTTTCTTTGCCTAATACCCCGTCTGCTGAAGTTTATAAGTGGTATATCGAGATGCCTGATGGCACAATCCGAAAAGTCAAGGGCGCGTCTTTTTCCGGTATGTGGATAACGGCTGTGGCTCACGGAAAATATATGGATGTAATTCCCGTCGGCAACAAATCCGGCAGTGATTCCACGTATTATTGTGATATCTTTTATATCAGCAGTGCAGCCGGCCGTGTGGTTTTTCGCTCGTGCAGCAGTGCGGGTGCGAGTGGCGGTATGTCGATGGCGGATGCGAGTAACGATTCTTCGTATGCGAGCGCGTACATCGGTTCTCGTCTGGAAAACAATCATAATAATAATCAATTGGTCTATAATGCCGGTGACGTGTCACCACCTTATATCCCAAAGGAGACAAGCCCCAGTATAAGCGGCTACGGCCGGAAAACTGAAAAATTAACCGTTGGGTGGAGTTTGGTAGGCTGGTAACGGTTCGAAGAAGTCAGGCCCAGGAATTGAAGGCAAAATGCGAAGAGCAGGTTTTGTAATAGAAGAAATTGTAGAATATTCAAACCTGGAATCGTCATTCCGGACGGTGCTTCGCGGCACTCATCGAAAGAATGGCAGTACCGGGCGTTATCTCATCGAGCATAAGGAAGAAGTTCTGAAAGACTTATCCTCACGCATTCAGTACGGTACATTTGCCATTAAGGACTATCATGAAAAAGAGATATGTGAGAGCGGCAAGGTACGTCGTTTGCAGGTTCTATCATTGTATGACCGCATCGCGGTCCATGCAATAATGACCATAGTCGACAAGCATCTGCAAAGGCGCTTCATCAGAACTACCGGTGCGTCCATCAAGGAGCGTGGTACACATGACCTGCTGAATTACATACGTGATGATATCAGTGCAGATCCTGCCGGGACACGTTATTGCTACAAGTTCGACATACGCAAATTCTATGAGAGCATCGATCAGGATATCATGATGAAATGCGTTCAAAAAGTCTTTAAAGACGAACGGTTAATAAAAATCCTTGATGGATTTGTACGCATGATGCCTTCCGGCTTGAGTATCGGTTTACGATCATCCCAAGGGCTTGGGAATTTATTATTGTCTGTTAATCTCGACCATCATTTGAAAGATAAGCACGGTGTCCGTTACTTCTACCGTTATTGTGACGACGGTGTCGTGCTTTGTGCAACGAAAGCGGAATTATGGAAAATCCGTGATATAGTCCATCGTCTGGTAGGGGAGATTGGACTTACGGTCAAAGCGAACGAACGCGTTTTCCCCATTGAAGAGGGAATTGACTTTTTAGGTTATGTTATCCGGCCCGACTATGTTCGTCTCCGGAAACGTGTGAAGAAGAAGTTTGCCCGTAGAATGCACGGACTGATTAGTAAGCGTAGGAAACATGAATTGGTCGCCAGTTTTTATGGAATGGCTAAACACGCTGATTGTATTAGATTATTTAACCAATTAACAGGCATAGATATGAAGAGTTTTAAAGATTTAAATGTATCGTACCAGCCGCAGGACGGCAAGAAGCGTTTTCCGGGTGTAGTTGTATCCATCCGGGAACTTGTGAATCTCCCTATCATCGTCAAAGACTTTGAGATGGGTATCAAAACTGAGCAGGGTGAGGATCGCTGTATCGTGGCCATCGAGATGAACGGTGAAGCTAAGAAGTTTTTCACTAACAGCGAAGAGATGAAGAATATCCTCACTCAGATTAAAGAGGTCCCGGACGGATTTCCGTTCGAAGCAACCATTCGCGCTGAAACGTTCGGGAAAGGTAGAACCAAATATGTATTTAGTTAATATGAAACGAGTAGAGGGCGGTTCCGGATTTTCACTGCTTGAATGCGTCAATCCGGTGCGAAATAAATGGCGGGTACGTTGGGACGTGCAGCCGAGTGAAGAAGAGGGTTCTGTTTCCTATATGGAAGAGGAATTCCTTTATAAACCAACCGGTGACGAAATCAAGTCACTGGTCATAAATTGGTATAATCAGCAAATCGACGGCGAAATTCTTTCCGGGTTTGTCTATAACGGCGTACCGGTATGGTTATCTCAAGAGAACCAGTTTAATTATAAATCAGCTTATGATCTTGCTGTGCAGACAGATGGGGTCACGTTGCCTGTGACTTTCAAGTTCGGGACAGATGATGAGCCGGTTTATTATGAGTTTAATACGCTTGACAAGCTTACTGATTTCTACACCAAGGCGATGGCTTTTGTGCAAAAAACTTTAGCTGAGGGTTGGGCGAGAAAAGATTCTTTTGATTTGAGTTTATATCAATAGTTTATATCTGAGTTTATTGAAACCGTTTTTGTCAAGTTGATAAGAACGGTTTTTTTGTGTCCTATTCTTTACGGTCTATCAGCTTTAGTTTTGTGCTCATCATCAAAAAAAATAATTTTTATGAGTACAAGTAGAGGTATCCGTAACTGTAATCCTTTGAACATTCGCCGTAACTCAACGCAGTGGCAGGGATTACGCAAAGAGCAGACTGATTCTGCATTCTTCCAATTCATCAGTATGCCGTATGGCTATCGTGCGGCCATCCGGACGCTTGTGACCTATTACAATAAACACGGTCTCAAGACTATCCGTGGAATTATCTCAAGATGGGCACCTCCGTCTGAGAATCACACAGAGAACTATATCAATGTTGTCGCTAAACGTGCCGGTTACTCACCCGATGCGGAGATTGATATCTGTGATCAGGATGCAATGATTGCCATCGTTTCAGCGATGAGTTTTGTCGAAAATGGCGTAGAAGCTGATGAAGATGAGATTCGTCAAGGTTACTTGTTAGCTTTTGCGTCATGATAGCACTTGACAAGTGCACGCATTTCCTTGCCTGTTACTCTATCACTCTAACAGCGGGCATCTGCTCCACTCCTGAAGAGGGAGCGGCTGCCGGTTTGATTGCCGGGATTGCTAAGGAGTCTTATGACTGTCGTTCCGGTGGATCAGGATGGGATTGGCATGATATGATTGCAGATGTTGCTGGCGTTGTTGCCGGATATCTGGTCTTAAATGGTATGAGATGGCTGAAGATCGTCTGATGACAGTAGAAGAGTTTAATCAGGCTGTCACGAAATGGGCTTTGAAAATCAGAGCGCAATCTCGTGGCAGCTTGAGTAAAACTCATGCTTCCGGCAAACTGGCAATTAACATTGACCAGTTCGTTGATAAATTGTCAGATCATGATCCTGCCTATAAAGTCAAATTCAATTTCCTGCGATATGGTGTATTTCGTGCCTATGGCGCCGGCCGTGGTTATGTCATTGTGAACGGGGTTCCCGTTCGTGGATATCGGGTGCGCTCTGAGCGCGATATCAAGAAGCGAATCTTTGGCGGAGAAGCTAAAGAAATGCTGGAGAACGGTTACCGGATGCGCGAGATCAATGTCGCTAAAAAGGTATTTAAAGACAGAGGGGATATTATGCGTACACCCCTCGATTGGATTGACCGTCATATTCAGGCTAATGTTAATGAATTGGCAACTTCCGTGCAAGAATTCTTTGGTGACAAGGCGCTTCAGGATATGCTCGAAAACTTCAATAAAATTCAAATCAAAAAGAAATGAGTGATAACAAAGATGTCAAAAGAGGGATTGTCCTCTATATTGACGGTAAAGAGGTTGTTAACAATGTAACTTCTATCAAGGCAGAACTCAGGAAACTTACAAAAGAACTTGATGGTATGGCAATCGGTTCTAAGGAGTATGTTGAGCAAACGAAAAAGATTCGTGCTCTCAAGGGAGTTCTTGCTGATCATAATCAACAGTTAAGGTCTATTAATCAAACTCAAACTTTATCTCTATCTAAGGGAGTAGATTTATTTAATAAATATGCAGCGTCGATAATGGCTGTTGTTGCCGCTTTGACGGGTGTAGTGTTGAAGTTGAATACATTTCGAACCCTATTAAACGAGCGAGAAGAATCCAAGGCTAATGTAAAGGCCTTAACCGGGCTTGATGATGATGCTATTGACTGGATGGAGCAGAAAGCAGTTGAATTATCAACTACGATGGATGAATCCGGACTGCGCATTCGTCAAAGTGCGAGTGAAATCATGGAAGCCTATATGATGGTTGGTTCAAATAAACCGGAGCTTCTTGAGAGTAAAGAAGCTTTAAATGCAGTTACGGTTGAGACAATGCGCTTGGCATCCGCTTCTGGTATGGCATTGACACAATCTGTCGATGCTACAACCACGGCTTTGAATCAATATGGAGCAAGTGCTGATGAAGCTGCAAAGTATGTCAACGTGCTGGCTGCCGGTTCAAAATTTGGTGCGGCAAATGTCGAGCAACAATCTGCTGCCATTTTAAAGGCAGGTACAATTGCGGCCAGTTCGAATATTCCTATAGAAGAACTTGTTGCCACCATTGAAATGTTAGGTGAAAAGGGGCTTAAAAGTGAAATCGCAGGTACTGGTCTTAAAACCTTTTTCACCCGTTTGGCAACTGGTGCTACAGATACAAATCCTAAAGTTGTAGGACTTACTACAGCACTTGATAACCTGAATAAAAAAGTTGAAGCAGCCGAAAAACAATCTGTTGGTGGTGGTACTGCCTTATTGAAAAAGCTCTTTGGCGACGAGGGAATGCAAACAGCAATGATCCTTTCTCAGAATACAGAGAAAGTCAAAGAATATACGCAAGCTGTAACAGGTACAAGTATAGCCTACGAACAAGCTGCAATAAACTCTGATACTGCTGCCGCTAAACTTGATCAAGTCAAAAATGAACTGAATGAACAAGGAATAATTCTGATGAAAGAATTAAATCCGGCTATTACGAGAATTCTTTCTCGCATGGTTAACTGGTCGAGATACACGGTTGATTTAGTACGATTTATAGCGGAACATCGCTCAGCACTCGCAATGTTAACTACGACTATTGTATTATATACAGTTTGGGTTAACAAAAAAATTATATTAGATAAACTTCAAGTCCTGTGGAATGATAAAGTTCTTGTATCAATAAAAGCGGTAAATTCCGCTTTGAGAGCTAATCCTTGGATGGCTGTTGCTTCGGCTGTATTGGTTGTGATCGGTGCACTTATTGATTATCAACGAAAACAGGATAAAATAACTCAGTCGATGCGCTCGATTGATTCAGTTAATAAGAAAACAGCCGATGAGTTCGATAATCAAACTTCTAAAATAGACAGATTGACGAAGATGATTAATAACAATAACCTTTCATTAAATACCCGGCGTGAAAAATTAGAAGAACTCAAAGAGATCATACCAAGATACAATGCACAACTGACCGATGAGGGCGATATTATAAATGATAATACACAAGCTATCAAAGATTACTTAGTCGAATTAGAGAAACAAATTAAATTGAAAGCAGCTCAGGAGGAGCTTGAAGAGTTATATAAGAAACAACGAACAGCTAATAAAAGGCTGGTTAAAGAAGAGGAGGATGAAAAAAAAGCCGCCACATCTTTAGCAGGTGCCAGATTTGCAGCTTCGCAAAGATCTTCTTCGTTATCGACATCTGGAACGAAAATGTTAAATGCGGGATTAGATCAGAGCGTGAAGCAGATGGAGACCTTACATAGTGTTGCTGCCAAAGCAGTACGAGAGACAAAAGAAGAATTAACTGATTTGGCTACGGCTATTGAGGATGTGAATAAAGAGATCGTATCGACTTCAACGTCATTAGTGTCATCAAACAAAGATAAAGATGAAGATGCTCCGAACGGTAGGGGTGGGGTAGAATCAGAGTCGGAGAAAGAGAAGCGTATCAAAAAAGAATTGGCTGAAATAAATGCAGAGTATTTGAAAAAGCAAAATGACCTCAAGAAACGGTATATGCAAGACGATAAAATGACTCAGCAAGATTACGCTAATGAGCTTGAAAAATTAGAGTTAGAGAAACTTGATAAGCAATTAACCGTTGCCGGTCTTGAGCCTAAAAAGAGAGAAGAAATTTCCCAAAAAATATTAGATGCAAAGATAAAACTCTATGAGAAGATTCAAGAATTAGGCAAGACCAATGCTACCAATGACGAAAATGTTTTGCAATCGGAATTAGACCGCATTCAGGAGAGTCATAACAAGAAGCTTTCTTTACTGAAATATGCTTTAGAAAAAGAGGTTCTTACAGTTAAAGAGTATAATGATCAAAAGAATAAACTTGAGCAGGAAACCTTTGAGAAACGAAATAAGGCAAATGAGAAAGCTGCTCAAGAACGTTTGAGAAAGGAAGAACGAATATACGGAAAAGAAGTTCTTGAATTACGTCGTGCCCGGATAAAAGAGAATCTAACGGATGAACAATATAATAAACGTTTACGAAATTCCCGCTTAAAATGGCTTGACCGAATGTTGAGTGATTTGAAGCTAAGCGAAGAGGATAGACTTGAGCTTCAGCAGGAATATAATGACTTGGTTATTGAGGGCAAAGAAGAAGAATATGAAAAGATGAAAGAAGCTGCTGAGAAATATTCTTCATTAACCAAAGACATTGCAACTGAGTTTGGTGAAACGATTGGTGAGATGATTGCTGAGGGTGAATTTTCAATGAAAGGTTTCTTGAAAGAAACAATATTGATGGCCCTTGATGCACTTGAGCGAGTTATAGAGATTTGTTGTATTGAGGTGATGGCAAAGAATATGGCGGCGACTGCTCCTTTCTCTTTCATAGGCGCCGCCAAAGCTGCAATACAAATAGCCGCGATAAAGGCTGCATTTGCTGTAGCAAAAGGAATTGTTGGCAATTTCTATACCGGTGGATATACCGGCGATGGCAATTGGGATGAACCTAAAGGGTTAGTTCACTCAAACGAATTTGTAGCCAATCGTTTTGCAGTTGCCAATCCTGCTGTTCGTCCGGTTTTGGACTTGATTGACAATGCGCAGCGCACCGGTTCTATCAATAATCTTTCAAGTGATGATCTTGCCGCTGTGACCGGCAAAGGTGATTCATCATCCGTGACTGTCGTTTCATCTCCCTCAGTGATCCCGGATAGGGGTAGTGATGATGAAGTCAAATTCTTGATGATAGAGTGTTCTCGGTTGATGAAACAGATGGAAGAACGGCTTAAAGAACCCTTAGTCGCTCGCACCTATGCGAATGGTAAAGGAGGTACGATGGAAGCCGAAAAATTAGTGAATAAGATGAAACTGAATGCTCAAAGGAGGAAATAACTATGACTGTATTATATATTAATGAACAACAATGCTCGATTCCGGCGGAGTTTTCATTCACATTAAAGAAAACGTCGTTGTTCTGGAATGAAGAAACAGATCACACGTTCGACTTGGACCTTGACTTATTGTCTCCGGAGAACCGCATAATTTTTGGGCACATTGACCGTTATAACGTTAATAAACAAATACCTAACATGACTGCAAAACTGCTGGTTAATAATCGTATGGTGCTTGTGGGTAACGTCTATTTGTTAGATATCGATGGTGACATTATAAAAATTCAAATAGTTAGTGAGGGAACTTCTTTTTCTTATAAATCTGATGATACGGAAATAGAGGAGGGTTATAAATTTCTATATGACTTACCGCTTGGTTCCATTCAAGACTCAAAGATAAGTTATGATGATGCTTATGACTCTTTTCTCGGATGTTATCCGGAGAAAAAGTATGTTTGTCTACCTACGAAACTGGAATATAGCAGGCGTGCCCGTTTAAATCATAACTCGGCATCTTCGGTATGGGATGGATACGCGAATTGCGTTGCTCCTGATGATTTGAAATTGTGGGTTAAGAATCAACCGTTGATTGCACATCCTTATCTTTTGTTTTTGCTTGAGCGTGTTTGCTCGTCACTTGGTTATACAATCAGGAATAATGATTTGCTGAATGATGAACAGGCTTGCCGGGAGGTCATTATTACAATTTTCACGTCTTTGAGTTTAGTAGATCATGTCCCATCTTGGACAGTTGCTAAATTCTTTCGGGAGATCGAGAAACATTTCAATGCTTTATGTCTATTTAATAAGATTAGCAAGACCATTGACATTTATACATTTCGTAATGAAATCCAATCGGAGAAGATTACTTATATTGATACAGTTCTGGATAAACCCGATGTTAAATTCGAGGACGCTGGCAATACCGGTAATATTGAACGCAATTTTTCCAATGTCCGTTATAATTTCCCATCAGGATATTCTTTCTTTAAAGAAGCAGACTTAAGCGATGAAATAATGGCTCAATGTTCCATTAAGGAAATATCTTCGTTAAATGATGTTGCGGAATATAATTCCAAAATTATCAGTCGTTATAAAGGAGTTGATTATATCCGGCGGCATGAAGAAAATCCGAATTCTGCAAATGGGTATACTGAATATGTTGTGCCGGTGAATTTGTTTAAGCATAAAGGTACGGATGAGAATGTTCTTGAGCTGAATATTGTGCCATGCATTTACACTGTTGGTCATGCAGTGTTTTGTACGACTCCGTCAGGGGAATATATCAGGCGAGCTTACAAAGTTCCCGTTGTGGTTCCTTGTAATAAAGTTGAGGTGAGTGAGGGAGACTCAGGCGATCAGAATATGGACGATTTGATAAATAATGGAGTTAAGGAACGTAAGAGAAATGTTGCAGATCAGTTGTTTATTGCGGTTTATAATGGAATACAAAAACAGACATTTAAACTTTTTGAATATTCTCACTTTTTTGAGTATCCGGAGATAGCTGTTCCACTAATGATTGATCGACCTGACGGATTAGATTATTCTACTGGGCAGGAACTTTATCAAAAAGAGCAAAAATACGGTTTGAAACTGAGTGGCGAGAATAGTCTTTCAGAACACTATTATTCTTCTGAATTGTTAATGCAAGATGAGTATTATTATAATATAAATTTTGCTGTTAATGAAATCATAGAGCCGGGACAAACTGTGCTTAGAAATAGAAGAATGTTCTGTTCGTCCATCGAATATACTATAACTGATAAAGGTATTGAACCAATTGCTAAAGGAGAATTTTACGAGATAATTATTTAAAAAAAGCCCTGCAAATGGCTCAATTTGCAGGGCAGTGTCAAAATCAAAGTATAACCATTTATACAATGGATATTGAGCCTATTTCTTTAGCTATGTCTTTCAATGCATTATTTAAAATAGCCTTTTCCTTTTCGTTCAAAGTATAAACGTGCCCTCGAACTTTGGTTCCATTTATTCTTTGGTATAACCATGAAGTACTTTTATTGAAATAATTTTTAGCAATGTATGAGATCGGGAGTATTTCATAACTCTTTTGTAGTTGATTCTTTATGATCATACTATCCAGCTCTTTATTAACAGATACTAATTCGCTTTCAATCTGCTTGCATTCATCCATGAGATAAGCTTTTATAACCTCTTTATCAGAAGAACTATTATATTTCTCCTTGATATTTGATAACGCTTGGTCTAATACTTCTCCTTGTAATGACTCTGTTTTTTTAAGTTCTTCTATTAATCCCATATTGATTTCTTTTTCTGCCCCTCACTAGGAGGGGCTAGTTAATTAATTCTTTTTTAAGTTCTCTTTGATGTAATCTCTCTTTTTTAATGCTTCCGAAAGCAGTCCTAATAATCGGTCTATTTCTTCACTCATGTCCGTTTCTAGGATTCTTGCTTTTCTTTGTGCCATCATGATTGCTGCTTTTAATCTTTCAATGTGCAGCTCAGTTTTTTCTAACTCATTTTCCATTGTTCTTTTTTTATGGTTAATACTTTGTTATTTTGACATCACAAAGATACATAATATTTTTGTTATGCAAAAGAATTACATAACAATTTTGTGATGTAATTGTTAATTGTTTGAAAATCAAAGATTTCCTTCATAGTTCTTTAGTTCCGGATGTGACAGAAGTTGTTCTTTCCTCACATATTTATTGGTTGTAGCTACTGACGAATGCCGTGCCTGATCTTTTGCGATGGTTAGGCCGACACGGTCAATAGTATCCGTAATTCCGGTATCTTTGAGACTATAAAACTGATAGTTTTTGGGAAAGCCTAATTCTTCACGCACCTTTACCCATCTTTCGCGGAAGATGCGCCCATCGGCGCGATCCTCGCTTGGCCTGAATCCTTTGCCAAACAGGTAGAAGCTACCGGGAAAATTGAATATCTGCAATTCAATCATCATCCTAATGACCTTTGCAGGTATAGTTACTTTGGCATCCTTTCTATTTTTGCTGACCTCTTTGCTGATGAAGAGGGTTTGATCGTGCACATTAATATCATTGATCCGGACGAATGCTAATTCGTTTGGCCGTACAAGGGTGTAATAATGTATCTGACAGGCCAACAGGAAATACTTGTCGTTCTCCGACAGGTAGTCATTTAGCTTTCTCATGTCGGACTCTTCGAGTGGCTTCCGGAACTTGTCTTTCTCACGGAGTGGTGCTATGTTCTCCGCCGGGTTACCGGGTATGTATCCGTTGGATTTCAGATACGCACACAATGAGGACAGCCAATTCAGGTAGTTGTTTCTGGTACGCGGTGTTGTGTCTCGGTCTACGTAGATGTGTTCCAAAAAGTTTTCGATAAAGGATTGGTCGAACTGATATATATAGACCATTTTTTCTGCCAACGTATCATTATACTCAATCAATTGTTTGAGACGGCATTTGTAATTGTCTATGGTAGACTTCTTTATAACATCATCTTTGAAGAGCTTCTTTAGATAAGTCATGTATCTGTCAAACACTACATTGTATAAGGTAAAGCCCTTTTTGCCGCATTCCTGAATGAGTGGATTCCACCCTTGTCTAAGTTTTACAGACACTTCATCCCGGAATCGAAGCGCTGCTTCATCCCGTTCTTTCTTATTATGTATATGATTGAATTTCTTCCGGATGCGTTTTAGGCGGGGGCGGCCCTCTAACACGGAATCTGGATCAAGTACGTAGAAGTACACGAATTTTTCTTTGCCCTTCCTATTATATATAGGTAAGCGGTATTTTTCAATTTCCGCAAAGGATATTCTATCTTTTGGAGTAGACAACATTTTTTTTACATTGTTTCGTTTCCGTAACAATGCAACTTGTTAATACTCAGAGAAAGTTTGTCCCGTTTTTGTCCCGGTACCAAATAGAAAAACGGGCTAACTAATTGATTTACAATTAATTAACCCGTAATCTGTCGGAATGAGGCGACTCGAACGCCCGACCCCTACGTCCCGAACGTAGTGCG